TACTACTAGCGGCTGTTTTTAGCTCATACCAGCGAGTTCCTGCTACAGTTTCTATATATGTATTACCGTACATGGGATCAGTCGCGCCTGATTCTGCAACAGCTAAGAAGGGCCACTGAGGTTCTTCATTAACCATATCAAGATACGCACGGTTAACAAGATCTTTAACGTGTGTTTGAATACCTTTAGAGTCACTAAAATTAGCAACTGTTAATTCTACTTCATTAAGCTCTCTTAAAAGCTCATTAGATAGTTGAAGATACGTCGTCGCCATTTATTAATATCCTAAAGTTCTCATCCGTTGTTCAGAGTTGTATTTCATTCCTTGTTTGTGACCAGAATTATCAAACTTATCTTCTAGTTCAAAAATATTTTGATGGTTTTGTTTACCATCAGGAACTTTTTCCATATCAGGCTCTTCACCCAACACACCAAAATTGAATAGCATTGGTATCATTTTATCTTCTCCTTTTCTTTAGTCTCTTTCTTAAAGATCCGATCATAGTTTTCATCGTATTTCTTTTTATCAAAACCTTTACGAAAACGACTTTCTTTTCTCACAACTGTTCCTGTGTGCATTACAAAAGGTTTTTGTTCACTTCCTAGTTGTGGCATTTTAAATTCCTAAAAAAGGCTTGGGGGCCTCGAAAGACCCCCGTACCTAGTTGAAGTTAGTCGATTCCGTAGAACGCTGATACTAAAGCGCCGTCCCGTAGAACTTTAGTACCATATACGTGTAGACCACGCACAATGTCACCAAAGCTATCAGGGTCACGAATGACTTCTGTACTGGTTATCGTCTGAGCAGTTGCAGTAGACGAAATATGTCCAGCAATACATTTACCAGCAGCGTTGCTAGTAGATGCGATATTGTTGGTTTTATACATATTAAATCCACGTAACTTACCAGAGCTAACTAGACCATTACGAATCGAACCTTGACCAGCATTATAATCTACTGACAAGAGTTTCGAGGAGCTTTGAACAAGCACTTCGTAAAACTCTGGGTTCGCTAGAAACCAGCGGCCCTCTTCCGGCACATTCTGCTCGTCAAGAAGACGGGCCATGTGTGAAAGAACATCAATAGGATCATGCTCAGAAGCACCGAAACCGATGTCCAAGTTACCAGTACCGTCAAAAGTACCAGCAGCAAGGTCAGTTGCGCTATCTGAACCTAATATGTGGTTAGGACTCGAAGCAGCTACGCCACTAAACATAGTAGCAATTACGCCTTCATCGAAAGCATCACGCAAAGCGTAAGCTGCCGCAGACGTCGCTGTATCACGCCAGTTAACATGCGACATATTGACTTCAATATCATCAACGATGAATTTGAAAGCATTTGCCGTGTCAACGATCAGAGTGATTTCCGCGTCGGTTAGTTTCGTTTGAGTTACATCTGCTCCACGTTCATACGTGTAAACAGTGATTGAGGGTTCTTTGATAATTCGTACACTATCACCAAAAGCTGTAATTTCACCCGCATAGTCCGTATTCGTAATCGCTTCCGCTACAGAAGATTTACGAAAAAAGTTTAAGACCTGCTTAGAATAAACTTTAGGTAGAAAGAAAGAATTATTCTGATTAGATACAGAGTTACCAAAGTTTCCATCGGTATCCGTACTCTGTTCAAAGAACTGATCAGAAGCATTATAAGCCATATTATTGACCTCCTATTTGAGTATTAATCTTTTACTACTCTGCCCTCAGTGATCGCTTGTTGTATTTCATCTTCATACTTATCAAACTGATCTAAGGACATCGCAGCTATTTCCCGTTCAGTCCAAATTTTAGGTTGTTTAGTATCTATAGTTGTCGTTTTAGTCGAAACTATATCCGCCGCCGAACCTTGTATTTTGGGCTGTGATTTAATTTGAGCTTGCAACCCATGCTCCATTTTAAAAAGATCAATAGCTTTAGAAGCTAATTCAACATTACTGGAATTATTATAAATCCACTCCTGTATTGCCTCTGGTTGACTCTTTGCCCACTCGTGAAACTCATTAGCACCCCGTATGTCCTCAAAATCAGGATGTCGGGCCATTAAAGCAGCTTCTGCTTCCCTTCTAAGTATATCAACTTCACGTTGTTGCATAGATTGAAGTTGGTCTTGAAGCTGATTAACTTGTTCTGCGCTTCGTAAATGAGCTACAGTTTCAACCGTGTCATATAAATCAGGATATTCTTGTTTAAACTTCTCCAGCTCTTCTGGAGTTTTAGGGGTTTGATATTCTGATGCAGTAGTTTTTGCTACCGCCAGAAGTTCTTGCTCACGTTGTTTAAACTCTGATACCCTATCATCATAATGACGCTTTAAGTCATCATATCTTTTTTTATAGTTGGTACGTTTTTTGGGGGCATCAGCTTCTTGTTCAGGGGCCTCAGTATCTTCGGGGGTAGCCTGTTGCCGTGGTTCCTCAAAAAATAATTGTTCCGCAGTATCTGTGGGTGGGCCATCAGCTTTATGCCAAGGCTTAATCATATTATACGGATTTGGAGTTTTCTCCTTAGTTTGGGTTGCTTCACTCATATTTTTTCTCCTACGGGGCTTGTACTCTGCAAGGTAGCCATACTAATTCTTTCTTTTGGCCCAAGAAAAATTTATGGGGCTTGGCTTGTCAAGGTAGCCGTAAATTACAATTATCTAAGACTTGGAGTTTTATTAGCCTTGATGCTCATTAACTTTCGTATATCATCATCAGTGCTCTTTCCTTGTCCTAGCTCTTCTTCATCATCTTGAAAGACTCCTCCAAGATAACGTCGTTCTCTCATTAGCCCACCGTCATAAGCCCGTTCTGCTTCATCCATTAATGTTTGAAGATTATCGGGGCCTAATTGTTCAGTAGCCTTTTGAGTCATAACAAACTCTCCATCCGACAACCTAGCCGGTATTGAGTCTGATATACCATCTCCGGGGCCTTGGACTTCGCCTGACCCCGAAAATTCAGAAGCTGTTTCTACAACCTTGTCAAATATCATGCTTAGTTGTGGATCACCTTCTAAAATCTGCATTAAATATTGTTGTTCTTCTGGGTTTAAGGATTCATTTAAAACGAACTCCATATATCCCTCTTCCATTTCTTCATCGGATTCCTGAGCGCCTTCAAGTTCTTCTGGTGTTGCATTAGGATAAGTATCTACAGGAACTTCTGATACTGGTGCCTCTATTGATTCCTCCATCGGAACCTCGCCCATTTCTGGAGGCATAGCCATTGGTTCTTCTATCATATCACCCTCTTGTCTTGTTTCTCTTGAAGTTTCTAATTCTGGAGGAACCATTAAGGAGCCTTCTTGCTTTCCTTTTCGATTTCTTGCCCTACGTTTTCGATTTTTCTGTTTACGCATAAGGAACTCCTTAGTTCTCGTTTTTCTCTTCTAGTACAATCATAATATTATCCTTCAACTGCTCTAGGTGTACCAGAGAACTCAGCCTCCCCTGGCTGCGGAACAGTTCCAGTTCCGATGTTGCCCCCGCCAGTACCTGTTGCTCCAAGATCTTGCGGCTGTTGAGGTACTCCTTGAGGGATTCCCATGCCTCCTTGTTGTTCACCAGTGGGAGGAGTTTCTTGGCCTGTAGTTTGTCCATTTTGCATTCCTATAATTTGTGCCATGATCGCCGCTTCTTCGGGATCATTCAACAGTTCATCGGGATCTAAGTCTAAGCTATAAGCTAATTCAGAAATTAATTTATTCATCTTAACAAAAGGCGCTATAGCTGGATTCTGAACAGTCTGTAAGAACATAGTCAGTCTCTGTGACCTAACTTCTTTCTGCATTAAACTATTAGTACCTGTTGCTTTAATTTCTAAATCACCTACAGCACTTAAATGCTTTTCAAGAAACTGCATATTCCATTGGAAGTATGACTCGCCCAAAGGCTTTAAAAGAAAATCATCAAGGTTTTTTATAACTGTTTTTATGTTTAGTGAAGCCGCACCTAACAACATAGACATACCAGAAGCAGTTCTTGTCATACTTTGAACACCCGTTTGACCGTGCGAATAACTTGGTATTCCTGTTTGTTCATCGGCAAGCTGCCTAAACTTATCAAACATCATCATATTTTCTTGAGATGTATTTGGAAATTTCAAACCATTAATTGCTGTTCCGGGTACTCCTGCTTGGCGTTTAAAGACTTTGCCGGGGTATATTTCCATACTTTGACCACCTACAAGAGCAGTTTCGTCAACATCGAATACCAGTGAGCCAGATAACGCTAAATTATCAATAGCCATTCTTGCGTGTCCATTCATTATCTGTTGTGAGTCGTCCATGTTTTCTGCGACACCAATCCCAAAAAAGCTATACGGATTCCTTTCGTAAGGGAAAGCTTGATAAGGAACTCTAAAAGGTGTAAACGGATTTACGACAGAACGAAGTAATTGTCCATTACAAACCCACGCATTAATCTGAACTTCATCCAAATCATCTACATCTTCTGGTATATCCATACCTACTTCACGGGCATACTCCGCATCCATTACACCCCAATATTCTAAAACTTCAAACTGACCCGATCCAAACTCTTCAGAAACATCTTCATCTCTTAATTCATGTTCGTAATCTTGTTCTACATAATTAGGCCCCATTGTCAAACATTTTCGAATAGCATCCTTATCAAAGTAAGGCATCTTTCCGAGACTTCTTAATTGCGTTCTATTGAATTTATGACGGTGGAAAATATATTCGGCCTCGTCCATATTCGTAGCACTTGGGTCAGGGAAAAAATCCCAAAGAGATACAAACTCAATACGAGGGACCCGAACATCTACAGGTTTGAAAATTCTTCCGCCTTCTTCATTTTCATCCCATCTGTTAAGTGTTTTATTAAAATTGAAGGGGCCTTTAATAATTCCTGTACCAAATAATGAACATTCAAAAAGAGCAGAACGTAGTTCAGATGACCCACTAGATTCTTCAATTTGATCGTGTATTAGTTTTTCCATACTTCTTGCAGCCTTTTGAGCAGGACTTACTTCCAAGGCTTGCGGAAGTGGACTCAACCCTTCGTCCATTTCTAATTCTTTTTCAGGTCGTACCACCTCAAACTTACCTGCTCCATAAGTCGCTCCGGGTTTTAATACGCGGTCATCACCTTCATACCCAACATCAAAAGGATTATCTTGCTCTTCTTCGGGTTCTTCCATTTGCTGTGGCGGTGGAGAAGTTTCCAGAGAAGGATTAAAGTTGGCGTGTTCTTCAATCCCCTCTGGAACTTTCGTTTCGGATACACCAATAGGAAATTTATTCCCACCAAAAACTACATCTACTAATTGTCCAAAAGCAGCTAGTACTTTTGTCTTAGTTATTTTTACAAAAACTCTAGACTTTTCAGATTCTCGAAAACGTACACTCTTTCCGTAAAGTCCACGATAGTTATGGTAGGCAGT